CCTCCTATGAACATTGATGAATGGGAACCTACCACACGCGCTAACATCAGCCACAAGAAATGGTTACAGGAATACGAGTGTGAGTTCCTTGGTACAGGTGATACCTTTATTGAGGGTATGATTCTGCAAGCACTGACGGAGAATATAAGTGAAGACTTTTATCGAAAGTACAACAACCGAATGTATGTCTGGAAAGACCCAGACCCTAACTCGACTTACTTTATGGCGGTCGATGTTGCGTTGGGGCGTGGGCGTGATTATTCTGCTTTTCAAATTATTGATCTTTATTCAGGTGAGCAGGTTGCTGAGTTTTACTCTAACACCACACCTATAAACGAGTTTGCTCGTATTTGCTTCGATGAAGGAACCTATTATAATTTATGTCCAGTTCTCGTTGAGCGAAATACCATAGGTAATAATTTACTTGATTACCTATTTGAGCAACTTGAATATGAGAATGTCTGGTTTGACGAGAAGCAGCAAATGGGATTACAGATAACCGCCAAGAATCGTGATAATATTCTAGTAGAGATGGAAGAAGCGATTCGCATGAACGAAGTTAAAATTAATTCTAAGAGAACTGTTATGGAGCTTAATACCTTTATTATCAGCGATAATGGTAAAGTTAAGGCAGATACTGGACAAAATGATGACCTTGTGATGAGTTTAGCACTATCTATTTATGGCGGAAGACGCTATAGAGAGGAGAACCCTGAGATAGTTAAATTTAATCCTGCAAAAGAGAAAAAGCCGATGAGCATATTAAAATCACATCAGCTTCTTAGCAGTAGAGGAACCGTCCAAGAGGATATAACATGGTTGATCAAATAAACGAGAACGCTGGGCCAGGACAGACCACATGGACACCTATCGGTGATGGTAGTGTTCAGACCATGTATTCTACAGGATACATGTCCAAGATCTTTGCTAAATTCTTTGCAACAAAGGCACAAGAGAAATTAGCTGCGGCTGGTGATCCAAGATCAATTGAAGGTGATTTAATTGTAAACCCCAATGCAATGGGGACCATAGCAGAACCCCTTTGGAATTACACTAGAGGGTTACCTTTCCTCCCAGAATCTGAACTAAACAGGAAGCGTAGGTATGACGAGTACGAGAAAATGGATGACTACCCAGAAATTACTGCGGCTCTAGACATTTACGCAGATGATTGTACTCAAAAAGATATTAGAAATAAAAGGTGGACAGTAAAATCAGAGAGCAAGGAAGCTATTGAAGAAGTTGAAAAGCTATTTGAAAGAATCCGCCTTGACAAGTATTACTGGGATATTGTAAGAGGTGCCTGTAAGTTTGGAGATGGTTTTATAGAAACAGTTGCCAATGCTAATGATATGGGCGCTGGTATACGAAAAATAAAAATCCTTAACCCATATTACATCATGAGGATTGAGGATAAGTTCGGATACCTAAAAACATTTATTCAGGAGATACCACAGCAGAACTCGAATTCAGGTGACTGGCATACTTCTAAATCTACTTACTTGGAATTAGATAAGAATCAGATCATTCACTTTAGGTTACATAGCTCTGATCCAAAATACTATCCATACGGTAAATCAATTCTGGCTGGTGCAATTAGGGTTTATAGATCTCTAAAGCTTATGGAAGATGCTATGCTCGTCTATCGACTCTCTAGAGCACCTGAAAGAAGGATTTTTTATGTTGATGTGGGCAATCTTCCCGCTTCAAAAGCAGAAGCTTTCCTTGAGAACATGAAAACTAAGTTCAAAAAGGAAAAATTCCACACAAATAACAGAGTAGACGGTCGTTACAACCCTCTCGCAGTTGATGAGGACTTCTTTGTACCTGTTAGAGGTAACCAAGGAACCAAAATTGACACTCTTCCTGGGGCTCAGAACCTTGGTGAGGTTGATGATGTTAAGTATTTCCGTGATAAGCTTCTCGCAACTCTAAAAATTCCTAAAGATTACATCGTTGAGTACGACAAATCTCCTGAAAGAAAGGCAAACCTTAGCCAACTTGATGTAAAATTTGCTCGCGTGATTCAACGAGTTCAAGATTCAGTTGCTCAAGGTTTTGCTGAGATAGCTAGAAGGCACTTAAATATGGTTGGATTCCCAAAAAGTGTCATTAAGAATCTCAAAATACAGCTACCAGACCCTTCTGATGTGTTTATAAAGCGCAAACTTGAGATAGATGAAGCCAAAGCTAGAGTAGTTCAAGCTGTAGTAGGTACTGGACTGTTCCCTACAAGCCATATCTACAAAGAATTCTATGATATGACGGAGACCGAAATTGAAATTCTAAAAGAAGAACTTCAAAAAGAGCAACAGGAGCAAGCAGAGCAAGAATCTACCCAAATGGCTATGCAGCAACAGGCCCAGCTTGCTGGTCAAATGCAGCAAACACAAGCTCAGGGCGAAACTGACATGGCAGTTTCTCAAAATCAGGCGGCTATGGACATGGCTGTTGCCGATAATCAAGCCAAAAATGATATTGATGTTAACAAATCACAACCAAAGCCGAAACCTACAGCTAAAAAAGAGGAAATTGAACAATTAGAGGTTTTGAAAAGGAAATATCTGATTGAAGAGGGCGCAGATTCTCCAAAATACAAGGCCATAAGCAGAATTTTGAAAAATAAAGTTCAATTTTAAAAAATTAGCCCTATAAAAAACTATATAAATAGAGAAATATACACTATAGCTATGAAAACATTCTTCAATCAAAGAAATAAGAAAATTTCTAATCTAAATTTCATGTCCGATAACCTAGGACACTCACTAAGGGAGAATGTAACCCTATTTTCTGTTGATGACGCCTCTTCTAGAGCGACTTTCGTGACTGAAAGTGGGAATATCATCGAGGGTACATTTTATTTTGGTGAAACAATGATTCTAGATGACATTGATGTGGAATCTGGGGAGGTTTTCACTGAAGAAGAGAAGTTTGATTCCTTAACCAAGAATCAAATTTCTTCTTTTATTGACAATGTGTACAACGACCAGCTTGCAGGTGCAGGTGAAGCGTTTGATAATTTAATCGAAGCTTGGGGTCAAAGAGTTCGTTTCAATCAAACTGTAGAAAAGTTGCAAGAGCAATCTGAAGCTTTTAATAACACCTTCAACATTGTAAGCACTCAAGAGTTTGAAAGATTCCTAGAACTTTCAGAGAACATTTCTAAATTCTTAAAAGAGAACTCTGAGAAGGTTTTATCAATACCAGAAATAGTAAATGCAGTCAAGCTTTCAGAAACTGTTTCAAGAGCTTTTGATGTTCCTAGAATGTCTATTGATGATCTGAAGGAAAAAGGTTCTTTTGAGGTATCATTAGATGAAAACTCTGATATCTACGAAATGGTTTGCAAGCAAGAGCTTGTAAAGAAAGAAATTCTTGAGTCAAAGAAGTCCTTTGATACTGTTTGGGTTACTGAAGAGTGTATTTCTAATTTAGCTCTAAAAATCTTTGAGGAAGACGATTCTGTTGTAAGACAAGCTCTTGTAGAAGCTTTTGTCCAGATTCCTTATCTAGCACTTGTATCAAAGAAGCAACTATCAAACACCATACACAATAATCTTGTGACTTTAAGTGAGTCAACTGACTTTAGCAAAAATGATCTAAAGTTATTCGTTGCTAAGTTGTTTGAAATGAAAAAACCACTTAAGGAAATGGTTTCTACTCTTCTACAAGAAAAATACGGAGTAAACATCAACAACCTTAAAGAAACTCCAACCTTTAAAACACTTTTAAACACAGAAGTCCTTATTTTTGAATCTTTAGCTAAAATTTCACCAAGAGGTAGTGCTATTAGAGAGTGCTTCTCTGGAATGGCGGAAATGCTTAAATCAAAAAACGGTGTTGAAGCAATTGATGTCAACAACGGTCTTAAGTACATTTTTGAGCACTCAGGTTATGAGAGTGTTTATTCAGACGAAGCTGTCGTAAGTTCTTTTAGATTAAATGAAGAACTATCTTCTGATGAAGATGTAGTCGAAATGATTATGTCTGAATTGTTCACAGAAGCTCTTGATCCTGTTGGTAAAGAAGATAAAGATGTTAATAACGATGGCAAGGTTGATAAAACTGATAAGTATCTAAAAAATCGTAGAGATGCCATAGGTAAAGCAATTAAGGGAAAGGGTAAAAAGAAGAAAGAAGAAAATGATGATGAGCCAGAGATGGATGATCTTGAAGAAGAGGAAGTCACTCAAGGAATGACAGCCAAAGATCTCATGAAAGCTCTTAAAGATATAGAAGCCCTAATTGAAGATCCTATTGATCTTGACGAAGAATGATATATAATATATCATGGCTGATAGAATACCTTTACGGATAGTAAACCTATCCAGCGGACCAACTATAGGAGAGTTTCGCTCTGGTGATACCCTAGGAATTATTCATGGGGGAACAGGTGTTTCTAGTTTAGCTCAGTTTAAAGATGATTTAGGATTAAATGATCTTTACTTATCATCTGATCTTAATGATATTGATCCAGTTCTTAGAGCAGGATTAACATCTCCAACGGCAGGAGACAGTTTAATATGGAATGGTCTTCATTGGACTGTTTCAGCACTTGATGCAGTAGGTGAACTTTCAGCATTAACTGATGTTAACATAAGTTCTCTTGTTCATGGTCAAAGCTTAGTATACTTCTCTTCAACTGGTAAGTGGGAGAATGCCTATCCTGTCGGTGCTGGTAGCGCAGGTGATCACGGAGCTTTACAAGGTTTAGCAGACAACGATCATCCTCAGTATGTTCTATCAGCTACTAACTCAGCACTAAGTGCATTAGTTGCAAGTATAGAAGCGTCTACTGTTGCGCTTTCTAGTTATATTGCTACCAACGCAGGTGATCATGGTAACCTTACAGGTCTTTTTGATAATGATCACCCCCAGTATGTATTAAGTGCAACCAATGTTACTTTATCAGCACAGGTAGAACTTAATGAGGGTGACATTCTTGATCTTTATACTTATATTGCTACTAATGAAGGTCTATGGGGTGGAACCTTATCTGCTATTGATCACGGTGGTTTAAGCGGCCTATCAGGTAACGATCACCCTCAGTATGTTCTATCATCAACAAACTCCGCTCTTAGTTCGTTAGTAACTAATGTTGAAGGTTCTACTGTATCTCTTTCTGCTTACATAGCAGCAAACGAAGCAGCATGGTTAGCAGATGCTGATGTAAGTACACTGTCTGGTCTGGGGGATACCAATTTTGTAGATGTTGAAGACGGCCAGATTATAAAATACGACTCTGGTACGAGTGCTTGGCTTAACGACTATCTTGATTACTCAGTAGCAAAAGTATACAACAACTCAGCAGCCGCAATCAGTAAAGGCGCTGTTCTAACAATCACTGGTGCTCACAACCCAAATACCGCTTATGTTGATCTAGCAAGAGCAGATTCACAAAGCAGTATGCCTGCTATTGGTATTGCCAACGCTGATATTGCCATAGGTGCCGAAGGTCTTGCTATTACATTTGGTCGTGCTGCTGGTCTTAATACTTCTGGATTTACAGAAGGTGATAAGGTTTATGTTAGCCCAACTGTAAAGGGCGGTCTTACACAAACAAGACCAACAGCAGGAAACCATCTAGTACAGAATGTCGGTATCGTAATGAGAGCCGACGCTACCAATGGTGTAATTAAGGTCACTGGTATTGGTAGATCAAACGACATTCCTAACGCTGTCATAACAACTCTTTCTGGTGACGCCGATTACATTTACATTGATGATGGCGGCACATGGAAGAAGATTGCTCCATCTGATCTTGCTGTATCAGGTCTGACTGGTGCTCAGGGCGCACAAGGTGCTCAAGGATACCAAGGTACTCAGGGCTTTGACGGACCTCAAGGGGCACAAGGTTATCAGGGCACTCAAGGGTTCGATGGTCCTCAAGGTGCCCAGGGCTATCAAGGTACTCAAGGTTTTGTAGGTCCTCAGGGCGCTTCAGGAACTCAAGGTGATACAGGACCTCAAGGAGCCCAGGGTTATCAAGGTACTCAGGGCTTTGACGGACCTCAAGGGGCACAAGGTTATCAGGGCACTCAGGGCTTCGACGGTCCTCAAGGTGCTCAGGGTTATCAAGGCACTCAAGGTTTCAATGGTCCACAAGGAGCACAAGGATACCAGGGCACGCAAGGTTTTGATGGCCCACAAGGTGCTTCTGGAACTCAAGGTGATACAGGACCACAAGGAGCACAGGGATATCAAGGTACGCAAGGGTTTAATGGACCTCAGGGTGCTCAGGGTTATCAGGGCACACAAGGTTTTAACGGTCCTCAAGGAGCACAGGGATATCAGGGTACGCAAGGGTTTAATGGACCTCAGGGCGCTCAAGGTTATCAAGGTACTCAGGGCTTTGACGGTCCTCAAGGTGCCTCTGGAACTCAAGGTGATGTAGGTCCACAAGGTGCTCAAGGTTATCAAGGAACTCAGGGCTTCAATGGACCTCAAGGTGCTCAAGGTTATCAAGGAACTCAGGGCTTCAATGGTCCACAGGGAGAAGCAGGTCCTCAAGGTCGAGAAGGACCCCAAGGCGCTCAAGGCGCTCAAGGTTATCAAGGTACTCAAGGTTTCGATGGTCCACAGGGAGAGCAAGGTCCTCAAGGAGAACAAGGTCCCCAAGGTGAAACAGGAAAACAAGGTGCTCAGGGTCTTCAGGGACCACAAGGAGCACAGGGATATCAGGGCACGCAAGGATTTAATGGCCCTCAAGGTGCTCAAGGATATCAGGGCACTCAGGGCTTTGACGGTCCTCAAGGTGCTCAAGGTTATCAAGGTACTCAGGGGTTTGATGGTCCACAAGGTGCTTCAGGAACTCAAGGTGATACAGGACCTCAGGGTGCCCAAGGATATCAAGGAACTCAGGGCTTCAATGGACCTCAAGGTGCTCAAGGATATCAAGGTACTCAGGGCTTCAATGGACCCCAAGGTGCGTCTGGAACTCAAGGTGATGTAGGTCCACAAGGCGCTCAAGGATACCAAGGAACTCAGGGTTTTAATGGCCCTCAGGGTGAACAAGGCCCACAAGGTGAACAAGGACCACAAGGTGAACAAGGACCACAAGGCGCTCAAGGATATCAAGGAACTCAGGGTTTTAATGGCCCTCAAGGCGAACAAGGACCACAAGGTGAAGTAGGTCCTCAAGGAGCCCAAGGTTATCAAGGAACT